CCGCGTTGATGTTCAATTGGACCAAGTGCCTGAGTCTCAAAATCTGACTCAGCGAACATTGGTGCATATTTCGCGTCACGTTTTTCAGTGCGTTGTTGTCGATTGTAATCTTCTCGCTTCGGTTCTAACCATCCGAATATCATCCCACGTTGTTGTTGTGAGAGAGAATTGCAAACTGCATGAGCCGCGCGACGAATCTCATGTTTCATAGTGACGATTTGATTCTCGTAACACTGATGATCGGCAATTATTCGACGTGTGAATGCATTGGTGCTCATTTTAGAAAGCACAATAAAGTAATTCTGGAATATTGCACTGGCGTGATCGGGCATCTTCCTTACAATACGCGCGGCACGTTTTAAAGAAACGCATTGTTCACACATTGATTGAGCATTAGATGCGCATGTACCAATAGGGTGATCAACAGCGCGATACATTTGAGCCGACACATTAAATTTTGAGGTGACCAAGGGTTGATGCGTTACAACCGAGGTCTGAGCAATAGTCGTTTTTACAACAGCCGAGTACTTGAACTGTGCTGCCAGTTCTTCCTCGCTGAGGTTTGCCACTACAGATAGCGCTGGGCCTGTCTGTAGACTACTATGGCAAGTCTCTTCTGATTCGAGGGTCGTCATCCCATTGTGTTTGGACAATTTTTGACCTTAGTCGGAGGTTGACGGTGTTTAACTGTTGTCAGCAGATATGTTTATTTTAAACATATAAATATTTTTGGGTGTGATTATGAAGTCACTTTCAGTTTTGCAATGGAAAGGAAAAGACATATTGTGCGAGAAACATTCTGGTAGTCCAGTGCTCGCACCAAATCGATTGTTTGACTTCAGCATGACATTGACAATCGCAAACGTAGTAAGAGGATTTTCCGCACACGGTCTAGTTGTATAGTCGGAGGAGACTTACGCCAGGTTCGAGCAGTACAAATGGCTTTGGGCGTCAGAGCTTAGCTACCAGTGGTTCTCTCTGTGGGAACATTTAAATCCCGGGAGTCGGTGTAAGATGACTAATAAACCATAAGACCACACATTCATTTGATAGTGTTATTGAGCCAATAATAATTGAAATAGAGAATTATTAAAAGATTGTGTTGGTGATAGTAATAAAATAGAGGCTGTCGCATAATAACATGTAGTATTTCAGATCACAGTGCTAGTACACTTTGCAAAGTGATATGAGTGACACACACATGTCAGTATGAATTCAAAACGAGAGCGGGAGGGTAAAGAGCCCTCCCG